CTGCAAAAATACCTGGAGGCGCTGGCGACCATCAAGGAAAACATCATCAGCCTTTACGCCAAAAAGACCGGGCGGACCAAGGAGGAAGTAACGGCCTGGATGGACGCGGAAAGCTGGTGGACCGGGCCGCAGGCCAAGGAAAACGGCTTTGCGGACGAGCTGACAGACGAGGGGGCGGGCGCTACCTACGAGAATCGGGGCGGCGTCCTTTTCGTCAACAGCGTCAGCATGGGGGCCAAGTTCGACAAGACCCCGGAATTTGTGCGAAACCGCGTGAAGCGGGTCGTAAATAATCAACCGGCGGGACAGCCGGGAAAACAACAGGAGGTACAGGACATGGACCCGAAAGACAGCATCAAGACCGTGGACGACCTGCGGAAAGTCTATCCCACGCTGGTTGACCAAATCGAGCAAGCGGCGGCGACGGCGGCGGCGGAGGCCGCAACCAACGCCGAGCGGGCGCGCATCAAGGACCTGGAGGAAATGGCTCTGGCCGGGAGCGAAGCGCTGCTGGCGGAGGCAAAGTACGAAAAGCCCATGAGCGCGGAGGACTTTGCAAAGGCCCTCGTCAAGAACGCCAAGACCCAGGGCGCAACCTATCTGGCACAGGTGAAGAAGGACGCGGAGAGCAGCGGCGTCAACGGCGTCACCAGCGCCCAGCCCGCCGGTATGACCAGCGGCGACGAGTTCCTGGCGACTATCAAGAGCGTGGGCCAGAAAAAGTAAGGGGAGGAAAAACGACATGAGCATGGATTTGAGCGTCAAGAAATTCAGCACCGAGCCGGGATATTTCGAGGCGGGAATCGGACCTGTCGCCAAGGCCGTGAAGGTGGCGGCGGCGGACATCCCCGCCCACGCGCCCGTGGCGCTGGACGGCGACGGCAAACTGACGCTGTTGACGGCGGACAACAAGGCCAGTGTCTACGGCCTGGTGCCGGACAGCATCCGGGCGGACGAGGAAGGGCCGGTATGGCTCACCGGAGAATACTTTGCCGACAGCCTGGTTTTGCCGGAGGGCATGACGGCGGCGGACGTGGAAACGGCGCTGCGGAACATCGGCATTTTCCTGAAATAAACATTCCCGCTTCCCGCAAGGGGGCGGGAAAATTTTTGCACACAAAAGGAGGAAATGAATTATGCCTAACGCGATTGATATTTACCAGCCTCGGTATATGGCGGAGGTGGTGCGGCAGACCCCGCCCATCCACACCTACTTCCGGGACACGTTCTTCAACCGGGTCATTACCTTCCCCACCGAGCGGGTGGACATGGACCTGATGAAAGGCGACCGGAAAATCCTGCCCTACGTCCACCCGGACGCGGGCGGCAAGGCCGTGAAGATGGACGGATTTCAGACCAAGAGCTATGCCGCGCCGCTGGTGTCCGGCTACATCGTGACCACCGCCGCGCAGATGATGACCCGGCTCCCCGGCGAGGACCTTTACAGCGGCATGACGCCCGCAGAGCGGGCGGCGCGGAAGCTGATGGAGGAATACGCGACCCTGAACGACGCCTGTACGCGCCGGGAGGAATATATGTGCGCAGAGGCCATCAAGACCGGCCTTATCCATGTGGAGGGTCCCGGCGTGAAGGAGGACATCGACTTTGACTTCACCAACACGGTCAGCCTGACCGGCGACGAGCAGTGGGGCGGGAGCAAGGCGGCAATCCTGAACAACCTGGAGGACTGGGTGAGCCGGGTGCTTATCGAGGGATTTGCCAACGTGGATACGGCCATCATGGGCAAGACCGCCCTGCGCAAGTTCCTGGACGACGCGGACGTGATGAAGAAGCTGGACAACCGGCGGGTGGAGCTGGGCATCATCGCCCCCAGGGAACTGCCGGGCGGCGTCAGCTACATCGGCCACCTGAACAAGCCCAATCTGGACATCATGCAGTATGCGGGCGTCTATCTGGACGACTGGACGGACCCGGCCAACCCCACCGTCAAGCCGCTGGTGGACGACAACATGATTATCCTGATTTCCTCGGCGGCGAGTTTCATCATGGCCTACGGCGCGTGCAGCTACTATGACGAGAGCAAGCAGCTTGTGACCGCGCAGACCTCCCGCCTGATGCACTCCTACATCGACCACAACCCGGAGCGGCGCATCCTCCAGCTCGACGCCCGGCCCCTGCCTATCCCCGACAAGGTGGATAGCTGGCTGGTTGCTACCGTGTGCTGATGGAGGGAATGGAAATGGCGAGAGGTAAGAAAACAGATAAGAAGAACACCGCCCCTGCCCAGGAGACGGCGGAGCGGACCGAGGACGCCACCGCCACCCAGGAGACAGCGGAGCAGGCCGGGGAGGCCACCACCACCCAGGAGACAGCGGAGCAGGCCGGGGAGGCCACCACCACCCAGGAGACGGCGGAGCAGGAAAAGGGCACCGCCCCTGCCAAAGAGACGCCGGAGCGGGACATCCTTGCGGGAATCCAGAATCCGTGTGTATACTGCGGGCCGACCATGCGGGGCGTGGCGCGGCAGTACACCACCTTCCAGGGGGGAATCCCCGACGCGCTGCGGGACTTCATCAAGGAACACCCGGAGGCGCGGCAGCTTATCGTCTCCACGGCACAGTTTCCCGCTATGCGCCGTCGGCTTGACACGCCGGGGACGGCGGAGGCGAAGCTCTACAAGCAGGTCAAGGAGCTGCTTGGGAAATGAAAGTTCTGTTCGACTATGGAGTAGGCGGGGAGCCGGAGGGGTCCCCGCCTACGTTCAAGCAATGCGCGGCGGCGGATATTCACGCCGCGTTTCTGAATCCGACCGAACACGGAGAGGTGCGGACAATCCGCTATGACGGCGTGGAATATGAGGACATCACCGTGATAGAGAGCGGGCCGAAGGAGGGCAAGCGGTCCTCCGTGGTGCAGATGCAGCACGATTTCGGCCAAGGTCTGTATAAGCGGACCATCATCCTTTACGTCGCGGAGAAGGACCTGAACGGCGTGAAGCCGGAGCAGGGGTCCATGCTGTCCATGAACGACGAAGAGGGCGGCACGTTCTTCCACAAATACCGCGTGGTGGAATCGGGGACGGAAATGGGAATGTTCCGGTTGAAGCTGGAGGAAGTGGACGAATGAACACGGAAGCAAGGACCAACGCAATCACCGGGTCTGTCACCGTCACGGTCAACGAGGCGGCAGGGCAGGCGGCTATCGAGCGGGCAAAGGCGCTGCTGGCCGGTATCCAGGGCGGCGTGGACAAGGCTATGAAAGCCTCCATGAGCCGGACCGTTGACAGGCTGCGGCGGGAGAGCAACCAGGCCATCCGGGAGAAGTACGACATCACGGACGCGGGAATCCGCGCAGAGAAAAACGTGCGGGTCCGATACAGCTACCAGAACGGCGTGCAGGCCACCGTCACCTTCTCCGGGCGGAAGATACCGCTGTACCGTTTCGGCGGCGCATACCCCAAAGTTCCGACGCAGGACATCGCGGCGGGGAAGAAGCCGGTCATGGTAAAGGGCGCGTGGACCATGCAGTACCAGGGAGTGGCCGCACGGGGCCACCAGTTCCAGGACACCGGCCCGACGCAGTTCATGGACGCCTTTGTGGCGCAGATGAAGTCCGGGCATATCGGAATCTTTGAGCGGACCGGCGGAAGCACCAGCGAGGGCAGCGACGCTATCCGGGAAATCATGGGGTCCTCTGTGGCGCAGATGGTGGGAAACCAGCAAGTGGCGCAGGGGTTGACCGAGCGGGCCTATGAGACGTTTGAAACGGAGCTGGACAAGGCGGTGTACCGAATCCTGACGGGCTGGAGGTAGGGCCATGCAGAGAGTGACCTTAGAGAACGAAACCAAAGTGGGCCTGCTGTACGCGCTGAAAGACTTTACCACGGAGACGGTGAAGGACCTGCTTATGCCGGTGAAGCGGCAAAAACAGGACGAGCGGGAGCCGAAGCGCAGGGCGGCGGCGGTGTTTCTGGCGCGGTTGCCGGACATGACATCGTTCGAGAAAAAGGCCCCCTTCATTCTCCACCAGGCGGTGACGGGCGAGGACGGGCTAAAGAACGCCAACAAGGGGACGGGCCGGGAATCCAGGTTAGAGCTGCAAAGCTCCGCCGTTATCCGGTCCGTGTTCTGCGTCTACCACCCGGACGAGGAAGAGGGCGGGCTTGCGCTGCTGAACATCATGGAGGAAATGCGCATCGCGCTCCTGATGTACCCGACGCTGAACAAGGTGTTTGAGCTGGACCTAAAGGAAGGTATCAGC